TACCAGCAGCAAGGGCAGCTCGGTAAATATTGACCAGAACGGTCTGGTGAGCTTTAAGGGATTCAAGATTAAGGAGATTCCATCAAACAAGTTCCAGACAAAAGAATGCTGCTATGCTTATATCGCAGGCTGTGCGAAGGCGTACACAGGCATCAACACCGCCCGAACAATCGAATCTGAAGATTTTGACGGCGTAGCGCTGCAGGGAGCTGGCAAGGCGGGCGAATTTATCCTGCCAGACAACAAGAAGGCCGTTGTCAAGGTTACATTTACCGGAGCATAAGGAGAATAATATATGAGTTACAAAGTTATTCACTATTTCACAGACTTGTCTGACAAGGCACACCCGTATGAAGTTGGTGATACATATCCGCGGTCGGGCGTAAAGCCGACAAAGAAGCGTATCGAAGAGCTGCTTGGCAATAAGAATATGCAGAACACGCCGCTGATCGAGCATGTTGACGATACAGAGAAGTGCAACGATGACGCTTGATAATGTAAGAATCTTACTGGGCATCACGGACGGCACGCAAGATGAAATTTTAGAGACTATTTTGCGTGCCGTGCAAGCTCGGTTAAAAGTGCTGCTTGGCGGCGTCGATGTCATTCCGGAACAGCTAGAATACATTGCCGAGGAAGTAACCGTTATACGATACAATCGTGTCGGGTCGGAAGGCATGTCCGCTCACACCGTCGAAGGAGAGAGCATTTCTTATTCAGACAATGATTTCTCCGGATTTATGACTGACATCGAAGCATGGCAAGACGAACAGAAAAACACCAAGCGCGGAAGAGTGAGATTCTTATGAGATATGATACACCGATCTATTTTCGGCAAATCATCCGTGGAAAATACGATAAAGCTACAGGTGATTATGCAGAAGATGATGTGATAGAAACTGTGCGTTTTGCAAGCGTGATGGACACCCGTACCGAAACAATGAATCTTGTGTACGGTGAAATCCGACAAGGCAGCATCACAGCGCATATTCAAAATCATTATTTAGATGAATTCGATAACATTCGAGTTGGAGACGCGATTTATAGAGTAGACTATAGCAGAAAGATGCGGATCAAGCAGTCGTTCGTGTTATCGGAGGTGCAATAATGGCGGACATAAAATTAGTTGGAGTTGCTGAATTGGATAAGGCGTTGAAAAAGCGTGTGAATATGGAAGCTGTAAAAACTGTGGTGCGGAAGAATGGAGATCAGCTAAACAAAGCCATGAAAGCAAACGCAGGCACAGCGTTTGTGAAAGGATACTCAACAGGCGACACGGCTGGCAGCATTAACACAGAACTTTCTGATGCCGGCATGACCGCAACTGTATCACCGACTACAGATTATGCGCCTTATCCGGAATTTGGAACACGCTTTATGGCTCCGGAACCGTATGTGCGTCCTGCGTTTGAAAAGCAAGCAGTGCAATTCAAAAAAGATATGAAAACGCTGACGAGGTGATGAAATGAGCGCAGATCCGCAACAGGAGCTTTTCTCCGCCTTGCTGGTGACAATAAAAGAACAAGGATACGATGTGTATGATGGCGCGATGCCATCTGTAAACACGCCGTATCCTTTTGTTTATTTAGCAGACAGTCAACAGATTGACGATGAGAATAAGTCTGCAATTTTTGGAAACGTGTATCAAACAATACACGTTTGGCATAATAGCCCGACAAAACGCGGAACTATATCGGCAATGATTGGAACGTTGAAATCTCTGTGTCGGCAGCTACACTATACACCATCGTTTGCATGGAACGTAAGCGGTGTAGATCAGAGAATCTTGACAGACACCACAACGGCATCACCGTTGCTGCACGGGGTGTTGTACATGACATTCAAATTTTGCGGGAGGTAACAAAAATGAAAATTGATCTGCAGAAATTTGCAGAAGCGGTTCAGGGCAAAAAGATTGTGTACCTGTACCGCATTCTTGAAAACGCAGCAGCAAAAGACGGTGCGGCGTTGGCTTTTACAACGGAAAATAGCCGCACAAAGTCTAAAGACGCAGACAGTACAGCAACAAAAGACGGCAGCATTCGCACGCCGAGCACGACAGAGGTAGAGATTACAGCAACTTCTATTTTGTCAAAAGGTGACACGCTGATTGACGAACTGGAAGATGCGATGGATAACGACAAGCTCATTGAAATTTGGGAAGCAAATCTGGCTGAACCGGTTACGAGCAAGGCAAATCAGTTCAAAGGACGCTATTTTCAGGGATTTCTTACTGAGATCGAGAGAACGTCTAATGCGGAGGATTTCGTAGAAGTATCGCTGACATTTGGCATTAACGGAAGCGGAAAGACTGGGAGCGTAACAGTTACTGCAGCGCAGCAAGAGACCGCTGAGTACGTATTCAAGGACACGCCTAAAACCGGCGCATAAGGAGGAGTAAAACATGTTTGAATTGACGATCGAAAACGAAGTATATCAGTTTAATGCAGGCATGGGATTTGTCAAAGAAATCAATAAGACAGTACAGATTCCCGTTGACGGAGCGCCGAGTGTGAAACAAAACGCAGGAGTGCGTTATAAGATTGGACAGCTGCTTGACGGCGATGTAGAAGCACTTGTGGATGTGCTGGACGTTGCAAATAAAGGACAGAGCTTGCGTGCAACTCGCACTTTGCTGGAAAAATACATCGAAGACGAAAGCACGGACATCGACAAACTGTTTGAGGATGTGCTCGATTTTTTATCGAATGCGAATTGTACAAAGAAGGCGGTGCGAGAGCTTCGGAAAGTTGCAGAGAAGCGGATGGAGCAGATGCAGAGCTAACTTGGGAAGAATGGTATCGAGAGGCGGCAGTTAACTGCTTTCGATATTGCGGCGTCCGTACATTGCGCGAATTTGACGAAATCACTATACCGGAATATCGGATGATGATGGAAGCAGCGGCATTGCGTGAAGTCGATAAAGACTATCGCAACCATTTGCAAGCGTTCTTGAACTTTGCTGTGAAGGCGACAAAAAAAGCAGGAAAGAACAAGAGCAAACCAGTATATAGCCGGTTCAATAAATTCTTTGATTACGAACAGGCTGTAGAAAACGTAAGGTGCACGGGGAAGCGCAAAGACCGATTCGAAGGATTGAAAGACTATTTGAGAAGGAGGGTAGATTGATGGCGGAGAGTTTCAGTGTACAAGCAATCTTATCAGCAAACGACAAGAATTTTTCAGCAGGAATCAAAAGCGCATCGTCTGCCCTCAATGGGCTGAAGTCGTCCATCACAGGCGGCTTGGGATTTGGAATCTTAGCCGGCGTTGGTCAGCAGGCATTCAGTGCTATATCAGGCAGCGTAACAGGGCTGGTTGGCGAAATCAATAGCTCGAATGCCGCGTGGAAAACGTTCAGTGCCAATATGGAAATGGCAGGCAAAGGAAAAGATGAAATTGCCAGCGTCAAGAGCGAATTACAATCCTTTGCCGAACAAACAATTTACAGCGCCAGCGATATGGCGTCTACATACTCGCAGCTGGCTGCGGTCGGTACGAAGAACACCACGCAACTGGTAAAAGGTTTTGGCGGCTTGGCTGCGGCGTCTGAAAACCCAAAACAGGCAATGAAAACGCTGTCTCAGCAGGCAACACAAATGGCCGCAAAACCAAAGGTCGCATGGGAAGACTTTAAGTTGATGTTGGAACAGACGCCAGCGGGCATTTCTCAGATTGCAAAATCAATGGGAATGACTACGGCAGAGCTTGTTAAGAATGTGCAAGACGGCAAGGTGAAGACAGAAGATTTTTTCGACGCAATCGCGAAGGTTGGCACGAATGACAGCTTCACCAAACTGGCTACACAGTACAAAACAGTAGACCAAGCAATGGATGGCTTACAAGAAACAGTATCTAACAAGTTGTCACCGGCGTTTGACGTGCTATCTACGGCTGGAATCAATGCTATTAGCGGAATTGTAGATGCAGTTGGTTCCTTGGATGCTTCAGGGCTTGCCGATAAAACGTCAGCGGTGCTGGAAAGTGCCGGAAAATATTGGAATGTATTCAAAGACGATGTAAAAGAGGTTGGCGCTGCGTTTGGCAGTGCTATTTCGGCAATTAAGTCATCTATGGGAGATCTTAACGGTTCGTTTGGTTCGATCGAAAGCGTAAATACTTTCTCAGATGCGCTGGGAGTAGCAACAGGAGCACTGACAACTTTTGCGGGATTTCTCGAAGAACACTCGGATGCTGTTGCAAAACTAATCACACTTTTGCCTAAGTTGTTCCTTGCCTATCAAGGCTTCAAGATTATCAGAACGGTTGCTCCGTTTGTGGGCACGTTTTCTGGGGCGATCTTAAAATTGACGGCAGGTGGCGTTGGAAAAATTGCGGGTAAACTTCTTGGTATAGCCGCGGGAGAAAAGGCTGCGGGAAGCGCGGCGAAAACAAACTCTAAACAGATGCTTGCAGCCGCAAAGTCGTTTGCGCTGATGGGAGTAGCCGTTTTGGCAATCAGTGCAGGGTTTGCGTTATTGGCGTATTCGGCCATCTCAGTAGCAAATGCGGGGCCGGCTGCGATTGCTGTTTTATTTGGAATGATTGCCGCAGTGGTGGCACTCGGCGCGGGCATGGCTATAATGTTGAATTCGATTAAAGCAAGCCCTGCAAAATTAACAGCTATTTCGACAGCAATGTTGGCTCTCGGTGCAGCTGTTGTTTTGGTATCTGCGGGCTTTGCTATCTTGACGGCATCTGCTATTAGCCTAGCAAATGCGGG